ATCTCGATAAGTGCAAGTTATACCCCAGAGAACCCAAATGGTACTATGACCATAATAATGAGACAACATGGGCATCTTCTGAGAAGTTTAAGTTCAGTCATCTAATGGCACGCAAGAAATATGTGACTATTAGGATTTAGTAGAAAGTTAAACCTAGTTTGAATACAATATAAAATCGCCGTAGTAGTTCAGTTGGCAGAACAGCTGCCTTGTAAGCAGAAGGTCGGTGGTTCAATTCCATCCTGCGGCACAATTCTGAGGTAGTTCAGCGGCAGAACGGAGGACTGTTAATCCTCATGTCGAAGGTTCGATCCCTTCCCTCAGAGCCATCTCGGCATAGCGCAGTCAGGTAGCGCACGTGCTTTGGGAGCATGGGGTCGGGAGTTCGATTCTCTCTGCCGAGACCAATTTCTTACTCAGCAGTAAGGAATCTATAGAGGTTAGCACTGAGCCAGCGTAGCAAATCGGTGAGAATTACTGAACTCAATCAGCCTAGGTTAATGGTTGAGAGGCTAATTACATAGCCATACATGTAATCGCAGAGGTCGGCGAACGGATTGGAGAGGGTGAGATCCCCTCGTTATCATTAACCGTTTATATATTGCGGGTTAGTTCAGTAGTAGAACGCTAGGTTCATACCCTAGAGGTCAAGGGTGCAATTCCCTTATCCGCTACCATCTTAAGGATTTATATGGCTGACATATTCGTTTTTGGTAGCAATTTGCTCGGCATTCATAAGAAGGGTGCCGCATTACACGCACTACAGCATCATGGAGCAATTTTAGGGCAGGGGATAGGGCTTCAAGGAAGCTCTTATGCAATTCCAACCAAGGAAACTCCTGCTCGCTCCTTAGATTTAGTCCAAATCAACAAGTTTGTAGCCGATTTTCTCAATTATGCATATTACACACCAGAGCATATATACCATGTAACTCAAATTGGTTGTGGTCTTGCTGGCTGGCATCCTAATCAAATCGCCCCTATGTTTAAACTAGTCAAATGGATGACTAATGTGAAAATCACCCAAGAGTTTGCTAATTTCATTGAGAACTCATCCGACTTTCCTGACACTATAACTACATTTAGTGGCAATTAATCCGTTTTAGCACAATATGTAGTGTTTTCTCCTAAACCTGTGTTATTTTAGCTTTGATATCTTCATTAAGGTTCGCATGATGCGACTTTGGCAAAGGATTGCCCCTTCATGGATAAAGCGACACAGATCAAGCTTGAGAACGCCGAACTTGCGGCCAAGCTGAAGGGGAGCTTATTACTCTTCATTCAAGCATTCTTTCCTATACTAACAGGCAGAGATTTCATTATCTCTCAACCTGTTGGTAGAGAGAGTCATTTCATTACTATTTGTCGCATTTTGACGCGGTGCACTCGCTTAGAAGCATTACGGGTTCTAATCAATGTTCCACCTGGCCATGGAAAATCTGTAATTGTAAGCTTCTGGGTTGCTTGGTGTTACGCGAAATGGCCTGACTGCAATTTTCTATATATTTCCTATGCGAAAACTCTAGCCGCAACACATACTGATACCGTTAAAAGATTAATGTCCTTAACACAGTACAAGGCTTTATTCGGTGTTCATCTTAGAGAAGACTCTCAAGCAAAAGACGCATTTACTACGGAAGCAGGTGGAACAGTAGCAGCATTTGGTTCTGCTGGTGCTATTACAGGACGTAATGCAGGATTACCAGGGTTAGATAGATTTTCTGGTGCCGTAGTAATTGATGATAGCCATAAACCTGATGAAGTTCATTCCGATTTAATTCGTGAAAGCGTGATAACCAATTTCCGAGAAACTATTCAACAGCGTCCTCGGGGCATTAATGTTCCTATAGTCTTTATAGGGCAACGGTTACACGAACAAGACTTACCTGCTTACTTCCTTGCAGGTGAGGATGGCTATGAATGGGATACAGTCATACTGAAGTCACTTGATGATGCAGGAAATGCGCTTTATCCCGAAGCCTTCCCACTGGAAATGCTGAAGATACGACAGGAAAAAGATCGCTATGTATTTGCCGCGCAACATCAACAAGACCCACAGCCCGCAGGTGGTGGTCTCTTTATGCCAGAGGATTTTCCGCTTTTAGCCGAAGAACCTGAATTTTTAATCACCTTTATTACAGCAGATACCGCAGAAACGGAAGACCCGCGCAACGATGCAACCGTCTTCTCCTTCTGGGGTTTATACAACATTGAAACGCAAGGGCGTAAAACGGGCATTATGGGCTTACATTGGATTGCGTGTCGTGAAATGCGTGTGGAACCAAAAAGACTAGAAAATGAATTTTTAGACTTTTGGCAAGATTGCGCAAGACACAAGAACCCTCCCTTAAATGCTTTCATTGAGAAGAAGTCTACTGGAGTGACGCTTATCTCAATTCTAAAAGGCATGAGAGGACTGAAAGTGCGTGAAATTGAGCGTACTCGCAAGTCTGGAAGTAAGTCCCAGCGATTCATAGACATTCAGCCATATATTGCCAGTAAGCAAGTATCGTTACCTGCTCATGGCACCCATATGGAAATGTGCGTGAATCACATGAAGAAAATCACCAATAATGACAGCCATGCTCACGATGACATAGCAGATACTTGTTCAGATGCTGTGAGGATAGCTCTGATGGATAAACTTCTGCACATTCACACGCATAAGGACGCGCTGTTTAGAAGTACTACACAGGAGGCCACCAGTCGCTTAAATCGGCTCAGTGCGCTTAAGAAGAAAGCCTATGAGAAAAGGATTTGACCATGGCCGTCATTGCTAGGAAGCACACATCCCAGTTAGATAAAATTAAGCAATCAGTGGAACAGGCATATACTTATTTCCGTCCCAACTACGAACGTTATCATCAATTTATGCGCTTTGTGTATAAATCCACATTAACGGAAGATGATATAGCCGTTCTTGCAACATTAGGCCGTCCTCAGATTGAGTTCAATATGATGGAAGCATACATATCTAGGCTGAGAGGGGAGTTCTCTCGCATGGAGCCAGGCTTTGTTGTTAGAGCACAAGATGGCTTTGATGACATTGACCCAAGACTGCTCAGTATCTTAGAAGCTCATTTTAGAGCCATTCTGAACGACTCTGATAATGACGGATTCAGCTATGACGTGTATACCGATCTGCTCGTAGGCGGCTTCTCTGTAGTCGAAGTTTATACAGACTACATTTCAGCAATGTCTATGGATCAAAAAATTTGTGCAAATCGTGTATTTGATCCCACATTGTGTGGTTTCGACCCGTTGGCACGGAAGTCTCATAAAGGTGATGGTGGCTTCTGCTTTCAATTATTTCCTAAAGAACGAGAAGAAGTAGAGAAAGAGTATGGGTCAGACGCGCTTAAAGGATTGAAATACGCACGTAGTTTCTCAGGGTTTAACTGGTCATACCGTGCCGCCAAACGCGACATAGTTTTGATGTGTCAGTACGACAAAAAAGACTTCAAAAAGGAAAAGATTACTAAGCTTTCTAATGGTCGTGTTGTCTCCGTGAAACATTATGAAAAATTACTAGAAATGTGGAACGAAGCAGGCTACATCGAACAGCCACCGATTCCAATTGGTAAAATTCGTGAAACAATGATTGAAAAAATTACACGCTATACCTTCTCAGGGGCGGAACTAATTGACTCTCCTGTAGAGACAAGTTTCTCCATGCTGCCATTAATTTTCTTCGATGGTAACAGTGCCATCCTCAGAGATAATAATGATTCCACAGCTGAGCAGATGACCCGCCCGTATATCTATAACGTTCGTGATGCGCAACGCTTGAAGAATTACGCAGGACAATCATTAGCTAATGAGCTTGAAAACACGGTTGAACACAAATTTATTGCTTCCGTTGAATCAATTCCAGAAGATTATATTGATGCTTACATTGATATTCAAAAGCCTGGAACACTGCTTTATAACCAGTTCTACGAAGGCAATCCTGAAGTATCTTTAGCTCCTCCAAGAGAAGTTGTACGTACACCAATTCCACCTCAAATCAGCGAGACATTCCAGATGTCAGATAACTTGATTCAAGGGATTTTGGGTAGTTATGACGCGGCTTTAGGAATTCAGAATAACGAGCTGTCAGGTGTAGCAATTATGCAAGGTGCCATGCACTCTAACGCTGCCGCTATGCCGTATACCGTAGGCTTTATGAAAGGATGGAACCGTGTGTGTCAGCAACTCCTTGATCTGATTCCTAAGTATTACGTCACTCCGCGTAGTATTCCTATTGTACAGCCAGATGGAAAACGTTCTTACCAGACTATTAATAAGCCTGGCAACCCGTATATGAATTACGATGCCATGAGCTTAGACGTGAAAGTTGAAGCTGGGGTTAACTTTGCCGTACAGAAGCAGATTAGCCTTGAGACAATCATTCAATTAATGCAGACCTCTGAGTCCTTTGCGAATTTCATTAATACGAAAGGGCTTGGCATCCTGCTGGATAACATTGATATCCGTGGAATTGAGGGTCTACGTCAAGCAGCTGGTCAGTACATGGAAGAAGTGGCTCAACAGCAAGCTCAAGCACAACAGATGGCAATGCAACAAGCGCAACAGCAAATCGATCCTAAAGCGGTAATGCAACTCCAGGCTCAAGCTGAAATCATGAAGGTTCAGCAGAAGAAGGAAGCGGTACAGACTCAGGCTCAAGTTGACTTGCTTAAGATTTCTACTGATGACGCTGTCAAGAATAAGCAAGCTGATATTGATTTCTTGAAGGTGATGGCTGATATCCAGGGAGCAGGAGTAGAACAAGGATTGAAGCAAGAAAAACTAGATGCGGAAAATGCTCGTACCGCTGTAGAGATGGCAGTGAACGTAAGTGCTCATCACCATGAGGTACACCATTCAGACCGTGAGCATGAATTGAATAAAAAACAGTTGGAGAAGCAAAATGCCGCTAGTCAAAGGAATGAAAGCAAAGACTCGTAAGGGTTTCAGCAAAAACGTTAAGCGTGAAATGGAGCTGGAAAGCCTCAAAACCAAGCAATAGCAATTGCTTATTCTGAAGCAAGGCAGAGAAACAAAAAGAAGAAAAAATGAACTCTTTCCATTTTGGAAATAGTTGCTATATACTGATTCCATCACAATATGTTGTGTTTATTATTGGAATAACACACAACATGTAGTAAATCCTGACTAGACAGGGTAAAGGATTCTAGGCCATAAACGCAGCTATGCGGAGCAAATAGTCGGACTGCCACGGACGGCAGGTGATCACGGTCACACCGGAAACAGTGAGGTTTCAAATGGATGCAAAGGATATTGCAGAAGATTTATTGCAAGATGCTGATGTGGGGGAAGAAGATGTATCGAAAGATGCTGAACCTTCTCCTCCTGAGAAAATGCTTCCTGCTTCCCAAGTGAATGAGCTGATTAAAAAGGCGAAACGCAAAGGAGAGCAGAAAATGCAAGAGCAACTAGATGCAGCAAAGCAGCAGATCGAGCAGCTTCAAACGCAACAGGCGCAACAACAAGTGCAGAACACTGCGCAGACAGGTTCCTCACAGCAGCCTCAACAAGGGCAGCAACAAGGGGTCGATACGCAACAGGTGATGCAACAAGTAATGCAACAGTTGCAACAAAAGCAGCAAGAGGATGAGCAAAAGCGGCATCAAGAACAAATCGAGCAAGAAGTTAATCAGGTAGCTCAACAGTATTTCGGCAAAATGGCTCAAGGTAAAGATATGTTTGAAGACTTTGAAGCTATTACTGCCGATTTTAACCCTGCTGAGTTCCCACAATTAGTATTTTTAGCTAACCAGATGGATAACACCCCAGCCATTATTTATGAGCTACGGAAGAATCCAGGTAAGTTAGCTGACTTGGCAGTATTGGTTGAGAAATCACCAAGCATGGCCAGGAACGAGTTGTCGAAACTTTCCGAGTCTATTAAACGGAACGATGACGCAAAACGTAATTTGCAAGAACCGCAAGACCCCTTAAACCGTCTGAAGCCTTCGCCAGTGGGAACAGACAGTGGTACGAAGTCCGTGCGGGATTTTAAACAAGCCTCCTACTTAAAAGGCTGAAGTCCTACCGAAATGGTCATGTCTGTTCCTGATGAATATGGATATTTATCGGAGAAGACGACATGGCCGTTCCAAATAACATTTTGCAACAGGTACAAACGTACCAGCTTAGTAACTTAGCCTACTTACAGAACTTAAACTGCTTCGTAGCTACAGCTAATACAAAATTCAAAAATTTCGAGAAACTGACTGCGAACCTTGGTGATACAGTTACGTTCGATTTACCACCACGTTTCACTACTGCTGCCAGCTTGGTTGCTACATTCCAGTCTGCTGACCAGAGAGTAGAAAACTTGACCGTGGATAAAGCGATCAACGTTTCTTATGCGTTCACTGCGCAACAATTTATCTTCAACGTAGAAGACTACATGGAACAGTTTGGTAAAGCGGCTGTCATGGAAATGTCTGCGGAAATTGAAGCTGATATTGCTACTGTGTGCGTTGAAGCTCCTTACCGCTTCTATGGAGACGGCGTTACTCCAATCAACTCTTACGGACAATTAGCGGCTGCTCTTGCTATGTATCGTAACTATGGTGCTGCTAAAGACAACACTAAGTTCTACATAAGTGATATTGCTCAATCGGCCATTGTTAACACTGGGTTGAACCAGTTTGCTACAGACCGTAATAACAAGTCTGCTAACAGCTGGGACGTTGGTGATTTTGATCGTGCTGCGTTCTACGTTTCCAACTTACTTCCAGTCCATACTGCGGGAACAATCGGTGAAGACGGTACTGTATTAACAGTTGTGTCAGTAGTTAAAGACGCTAACGATGCTGTTACCCAAATCGTGTTCTCTGGTGCAGGCACTGACTCTGATGCTGTTAAAGCATTCGATAAGTTCCAATTCAGTGATGGTGTTTCTGGTCAACCGAACCTTCGCTACTTGACTTTTATTGGCCATAAAGTGTCCAGCAACCCTGTTCAATTCCGTGCGTTAAACAATGCAGCTTCTAGTGGTGGCAACGTTACTGTTGACGTTTACCCAGCATTGAAAGCTTCTGCTGGTAACACTCGTAACTTGAACTTCGAGATTGCTGCTGGAATGCAAGTAACTGCGTTGCCTTCTCATCGAGCTGGGATGATTACTGCTGGTAATCCTTTGTTCTTGGGTATGCCAATGCTTCCAGAAGAAGTGCCATTCCCTACAGGTAACGAAGTTGACCCTGATACAGGCGTGTCTTTGCGTATGTAT